ATTTTCCTGGAAGGCAAGAAGGAGATGAAGGCGCGGGGGCTGGTGAGCCCCGACGCAGCCGACGCCATCGCCGTGACCTTCGCGTACCCTGTCGGCAACCGCACCCCCGTTGACAAGATACAGAGGCGGTCGTATGGTCGCTCTGGCGTTTTAACGAGTTGGATGGGCAGCTAATGGCTCGCAAGGGCGTGTCATTGTCAGTAGGGCGGGGCGAAAAGCTACCCGTCGCTAAAGGTGCTGGCCTCACCGCCAAGGGCCGCGAACGCTATAACCGTGCAACGGGCTCCAAACTGAAGGCCCCGGCGCCCAACCCCAAAAGCAAGGCAGATGCAGGACGAAAAGCCTCATTTTGCGCTCGAATGGGCGGTGTTGTCGCCAAATCCAAGAACGCCGAGCGGGCCAAGGCATCTATGCGCAGGTGGAAATGCCCATGAAACCAGGTCTGTACGCAAATATTGCCGCCAAAAAGGCCCGAATTGCCGCCGGATCGGGCGAAAAGATGCGCAAACCGGGCGCCAAGGGCGCGCCGACGGCTGCTGCCTTCCGCAAGTCAGCCAAGACACGGAAGAAATAGCATGCCGCTGGTCAAATCAGCCTCTAAAGGGGCCTTCCGCAAGAACATCAAGGCCGAGATCAAGGCTGGAAAGCCTGCACGTCAGGCCGTCGCAATCGCGTACAACGTCCAACGCAAGAGTAAGAAAAATGGCTAAGAAACCTCCCCGCCTCGGCGGCGAACTGCCGACTTACACCACAATGGGTGCCACAAAGCCCAAGAAGACCCGCAGGGTTATGGCTTTTCCGAACCCCTTGGCCTCGACGGGGTCGGGGAAGAACGTCGTGCAGCGGGCGCCGCGAGAGAACATCGGCACGCCTGGCACCAAAAACTTTGTGCAGCGGTCGCCGAAAGTCAACATCGGCACGCCCGGTACGAGTAAGTTTGTGCAACGCACGCCGGGCAACTCCTCTCAGCGCATGCCGGGCAACTCCTCCCAGCGCATGCCAAGTGTCATGCCGGGCAACTCCTCCCAGCGCATGCCTGCAACTTTTCGCGCCCCGCGCAAACCATCCAAGTAGAGGATTACGACAATGGCTAAAAATTTTAACGTAACCGGCGGGCTTGGTTTTCAGGGCTACAATCTTAAAGACCACATGGGAAAATCTCGTGCTGAGACGGGTAGGGACACAACCGCCGCCACGCGCGATCAGTTTTATGGCGGTGCTCCGACTAAAAACATCCCGCGTTCTTACGTTCCCAGCCGGATCAAACAGATATTTGACCCGACGCCGTTCGCGACGCCTGTGGTCAAGATGCCTGCGGCTAAGACTAAGAAGGCTGTCGCCAAGCCAGCACCGCAGGTCGTCAGCAACGTGACCAACGCAAAAATGTCTCCGGTCAAAAATTCGTCGGTCAGCAAAAAGCCGCCCGCTACGCGCTTTGGCACCGTTACGGGCAAGACGACCGGCACGCGGGTTAGCGGCGGCGCCGGTTACGGCGGTGGCGGCACACGCGGCGGCGGCAGCCTCAGCGGGCAGGGCAGTGGAAGCCGCACGGCTGGCACCAGCCGCACGGGCGGCACTAAGCAGAACAACCCGGTAAGGGGCTGATATTGGCTGACGACGGCATCATCGGCGCGGCGCAGGTCGCCAACGGCGGGTCGGACAAGTCCGACCTGCTCGCTACCATGCGTTCGCGCTTCACGATGGCGTTGGGGGCTTACAGCGAGAGCCGCGAGGACGAACTCGACGACCTGCGCTTCATGGCAGGCTCACCCGACAACCAGTGGCAGTGGCCGGCCGACGTGCTGTCCACGCGCGGCTCGGTGCAGGGCCAGACCATCAACGCGCGCCCGTGCTTGACCATCAACAAGCTGCCGCAGCACGTCCGTCAGGTGACGAACGAGCAGCGCCAGAACCGCCCGTCGCCCAAGGTCATCCCGGCTGACGACAACGCCGACGTGGCGGTGGCCGAGATATTCGACGGCATCATCCGCCACATCGAGTACATGTCCGACGCCGACGTGGCCTACGACACCGCCTGCGACAACCAGGTGATCTACGGCGAGGGCTACATCCGCATTCTTACGGAGTACACCCGCGACGACAGCTTCGACCAAGACCTGAAGATTGGCCGCGTGCGCAACTCCTTCAGCGTCTACATGGACCCGACGATCCAGGACCCGTGCGGCTCCGACGCTAAGTGGTGCTTCATCACCGAAGACCTGCTGAAGCCCGAATACGAGCGCATGTTCCCCGACGCCCAGCCGATCAGTTCGATCCTGGCGCGCGGCATTGGCGATCAGTCGCTGAGCCAGTGGCTCAGTGAAAACACCATCCGCATCGCGGAATACTTCTACGTAGAATACGTACCCGCAACGTTAAACTTGTACCCCGGCAACGCCACGGCCTTCGAAGGCACGATGCCGGACATGAAGCTCAGGGCCATTTTCGGCCAGCCGCTTCGGTCCCGCAAGGCTGACCGCCGCAAGGTCATGTGGATGAAAACCAACGGCTACGAGGTGCTGCAAGAGCGCGAGTGGGCGGGCAAGTGGATACCCGTTGTGCGCGTCGTCGGCAACGAGTTCGAGGTCGATGGCCGGATGTACGTGTCGGGCCTTGTGCGCAACGCCAAGGACGCACAGCGCATGTACAACTACTGGGTTAGCCAGGAGGCCGAGATGCTGGCTTTGGCGCCCAAGGCACCCTTCATTGGCTACGGCGGCCAGTTCGAAGGCTACGAGATGCAGTGGAAGACGGCCAATACGACCAATTGGCCGTACCTTGAAGTCAACCCGGACGTTCAGGACGGGGCTGGCAACGTGCTGCCCCTGCCTCAGCGCGCGACGCCCCCGATGGCCCAGACGGGCCTCATTCAGGCCAAGATGGGCGCTGCTGAGGACATCAAGGCCACCACAGGCCAGTACAACGCCAGCCTCGGCCAGCAGGGCAACGAGCGGTCTGGCCGCGCCATTCTCGCGCGCCAGCAGGAGGGCGACACCGGCACGTACCACTTCGTGGACAACCTCGGCCGCGCCATCCGCCACGTCGCGCGGCAGTTGGTGGACATGATCCCGCACATCTACGACACCCAGCGCATCGCCCGCATCATTGGTGTGGACGGCGAGGTGGGCATGGCCAAGATCAACCCGCAGCAGCCCGAGCCGGTCAAGAAGATCGTCGACCAAGCTGGCAACGTCATCGAAAAGATTTACAACCCGTCCGTCGGCGTCTACGACGTCGTCATCACCACCGGCCCCAGCTACCTCACCAAGAGGCAAGAAGCGGTCGAGGCGATGGCAAACATCCTCCAGACCAGCCCGCAGTTGTGGGAGGTCGCAGGCGACCTGTTCATCAAGAACATGGATTGGCCGGGCGCGCAGGAGATGGCGGCCCGCTTCAAGAAGATCATCGACCCCAAGGTTCTGGCGGAAGACGACAAGTCGCCTGAATTGCAGGCGGCCGAACAGCAGGTCGAGGCGGTATCGCAGCAGCTTGAAGAGGCGATGGGCTTGCTCAACAACGTGCAGTCGTCGATGGACGCGCAGGAACTGCGCATCAAGGCGTACGAGGCCGAAACCAAGCGTATCGCCGCCACGTCTGCCGGCATGTCTACCGAGCAGATACAGGACATCGTGATGGGCACCATCGCGGCAGCGGTCGAGACGGGCGACATCTCAGGCAGCCGCCCAATGATGCCGCAGATGGAAGAAGAGCGCGGTGCAATGGGCATGCAGGAAGAACCTATGCCGATGGGCGCAGAACAGATGGGACCAATGGAATGAGTTGCGATAAGTTCATAGGCATGCTGTTTCTGGCCCGCGACGTGACGCACTCGGCGCACCTCAACACGCGGTCTTTTGCCAAGCACAAGGCGCTGGGTAAGTTCTACCCGGCAATCATCGACCTGGCGGACACGTTTGCCGAGATGTATCAGGGCAAGTACGGCCTTATCGGGCCGATTGCGCTGATGTCGGCGGACAAGTCCAGCAATGTGCTGACGTTTCTTGAGAAACAGGCAGAACAGATCGAGAAAGTCCGTTATGACGTCGTCGATAAGGACTGCACCCCGTTGCAGAACGTCATCGACGAAATCGTCGGTTTGTACTATACAACGATCTATAAGTTGAAATTCCTCGCGTAAGGATAAGCCCGATGGAACTTTTGAACCCTATGTCGAAGGCCGATTATCCGGCTTATTCCGTTGCTTACACGGGCACAGCCGGTAGTACGACTGCTTGGGCTCCTGGCCCGCAGGGCGTGGTCGTGTGGTCGGATCAGGCTTGCTACGTCGAGGTTGGTGTTGGCGCAACGGCGACGACTGCCAGCACGCCGATCCCGCCCTACACGCCCATCCCGTTTGCGGTGCCGATCAACAGCTCAGGCGCACCGTGGCGCGTGAGCGCCATTCAGGTGTCTACCGGCGGGACGGTCTACTGCAAGCCGATCAACAAGGCTTAAAACGATGGGTTTTGCTGGCGCATTGCGAAACGGCGTGGCTATCGGTCTTGGTAGCATCATTTCGTTCTTTTCGGGCTACGGCCCTGATCAGGCGCAGGGCAACCTAGAAACTGAAAACCTTGAAAACCTCGTCCAAGAAGACGGCGGTTTGATCCTGCTGGAGTAGAATATGACGGTTAACCTGGCATTTATCGGCGGCGCAGGCTGGCAGTTTTTTGATGATAGTGGAAATCCGTTATCGGGCGGAAAATTATATACGTATGCTGCCGGTACGACTACTCCTCTGACAACGTATACGTCTTTTACTGGTCTGGTTCCGAACACTAACCCGGTAATTCTTGACGCTGCGGGTCGCACTCCTGAACAGATTTGGGCCACTGAAGGCTTGCTGTATAAATACGTTGTAGCGACGTCTACCAATACGCTTATACGAACTTGGGATAACATTGGCGGGTCTATTGTTTCCAGCGATTTGGCCTTAGATTTAGCAAGCACAACGGACAACACCAAAGGCGACGCGCTTATTGGATTTCGTCAGTCCGATGCGTCAGGTTTTCTTACGTCCGCTGTAGGGCGCACGGTCAATAACAAACTTCAAGAAGTGTTTAGTGCTAAAGATTTTGGCGCTGTTGGAGACGGTGTTGCGGACGACACTGCGGCTATTCAAGCGGCTATTAACGCGGCAATCTACAATAACTCAACCGCTCAAGCTAATGCTCCTAAGCGTAAAGTAGTAATACCGGCGGGCCTATACAGGATTACCGATACCATTCACCTTGGATATGGCACGTCTTTCACTAGCGTATTTGTCGAAGGCGAAGGAATGCGCTACCGCTGTGAGGGATCATTTAACGGTACGGGTATCATCGCAGATTTCAACGACCGCCCGGCTTTCAATTTTCAAGGCGCCCGTAGTTCCAGCATTAGCAATCTGTGGATACTAGGTAAAATGTTTGCCTATGTAAACGACAACAATTTAGGCGGCCTGGACGGAGCGTCAAACAGTATTGATGATACAGTCGCCGCAAATTGGGTTGACCCGGCATTTCCGGCAAGCGCAAGTTCGCGTTACGCACCATACACCGCAATTACGGTTGATGCGTATTCAGGCAATGCCCCTGCCGTATCGTATCCTCCGGTTACATACCCTTCTTTTTTGAGCGGCACGGCGCAGTATAACAAAACTTTTTCGACCGACGTATTGATCGACAATGTTGGCATAACAGGTTTTGTTGTCGGCATCGCCAACCAACCTTGTGACGCAGACGGTAACGGCGACTTTACCGTTGTCCGTCGCGTTAACATGGACTGCGTGCAATACGCTATCAGTGTCTGCAATACGCAAAGCCGTAATTTTGGCATTGACAATGTTAAAATGGGCAAGTTTTTTTGCGCCATTACCACGCAAACACATGGGCGGCGGCAGGGAAAGCTAAACGGAACCGTCAGCAACTTGTCTATGGGCCAAGGTATCAACCTCCTCGACATAAACTTGGCTTTCGCAACCCCGCTTACAATTCTGCATTTGTACTGCGAAGCGCAGTGGCGAATTGGCACCGTCACCGGCACAGCGGCATCCAATAAAGCGTTGATTTTTCAGTCTTGTCAGTTTGATTTGGGAAGTCAGAATGACAACGGAACGCGCGGGCGGCCAGCGTATCTTATTGAAGGCGGTCAGCAAGCGGCAGCCATCAAATTTATTGGGTGTTTTATCGCCGGCTTCCCCTCTGTCGTTAACCTTGGTATCGGGGCTGTTTTGGAGGATACACAGGTATTCTCTACCGAACGCCGCGACGCGCCTATTCCTGCGTACCAGGCGTATGCGCACAATGCCTTGGCTGGAGGCGTCTATCTACAGCCTGTTTCCGGTGGCGCTCAACAGCGCATTAAGTACACGCAGTTTAATCTGAACACGGGCGCTTTTTCGCCGCCGCCGGCCAACACGTTTTCTGAAGAATACTTCAGTTCCTCATCGCGCGTTACCTGCATCCCATTGTTTGTCCGATTGGCGACAAACAACGGCGACCTAAACAATCCGTACTATGTGCCGTTTCGCCAAACCGCAGTCCCTAAAACCAGCGGAATTGTTAGCAGCAGCATAACGGGGCGCACGCTTCAGATCGAGTTTACGGCGCGTACAGCGTCTACTTTTGCATACGCCGGGCCGGATGTGGGCGATATACTTGTCGACGAAGTTACGCAAACGGTGTTTTTTGTTCGTTCTCGCACAGGCCAGATCATCCTTGCAGACGCGCAAACAAATATAAAATCTGATGGCCTTGGTAGCTATGTGTTTATCACGCCCATAAACCTTACTTCAGGCAATTACTATTCGCTATGCACGCGGTTTTATTCTCCTACTCTGTATCTTCGCGGAAATGTAACCTCCGGCAGCGCAATCTTGACCAATTGTGCTACGGACGAACCCTATGCCTTGTGGTATGACGCTGAAATAAGCGTGAACGATTGGCTGTATGTCGATACCCAATCGAACAACTTTGTCCCGCGCGCAGACACGCAAGTAACCGCCCGCGATCAGACCGCAGGAACAATTACGCTGGCGGGCAATGCAACGCGGTCTATTACGCGGCAAAGGCTAACGATGTTTATTCGCACTCCGGCTCCAAACGCTTAGACGTTGGTCTCTCTTTAGATAGGAACTACTATGGCAGACCTTAAAATTTCCGCTCTTCCTTCCGCCACCACTCCGGTAGCGGGAACGGAAGTTCTTCCCATTGTGCAAAGCAGCACAACCAAGAAAGTTAGCATCAGCGATCTTACCGCAGGCCGCGCAGTTGCTGCGTCCAGCTTTGCGGGTTCTGGTGCTACGGTTACGACTTCTTCACCAGTACTAAGCCTTTCTCAAACCTGGAATGCTTCGGCGGTGGCTTTTACCGGCGTTCTTTTTAACGCCACAGGAACGTCTGACGCAAACTCTGCCTCCGCCTCGCTGTTGCTTGATTTGCAAGTTGGCGGAAGTAGCAGGCTTAGTATTACCAAAACAGGAAGCATTAGGGGCTACGCTGCTGACCTAAATATTAACCCATCTGATAGCGGCTACCCGGTAAATCTTAATAGCAATATGCTGGTATATGGCAGTGGGGGCATATATCAAGTTGTTCTTAACGCTGCTGCACTCTTTAAGATTGGTTCTGACCTTACCCTTGCTCGTGACGCCGCTGGTGTAATAGGTCTGCGGGGGGCTAACACAACAACTGCTGCCGCAATGTCGTTCTACACCTATGGCGCTTCACCGCCCGCCGCACCAGCAGCATCAATCGTCAGGCTTTACGCAGACACAAGCGGCGGCAAAATCCGTCTCATGGCAATATTCCCCACCGGCGTCGCCCAGCAGATCGCGATTGAACCGTGATGCAGCACATCGCCACCCTTCCCGTCACCAACAGAGAACCCATGATCACCCTCACCCTTGACCAGAACGAACTACAGGCTCTCGCAGGGCTGCTTGATGCTGGCGTAAAGGCCACCGGACTTCAGTCCGTGAAGCTGGCCGCATCGCTTCTCACCAAGCTGGAAGCCGCAGTCGCTGAAGCAAACCTTGAGCAGAAGCAGACTGAATAATGGCAACCCTTTTCTTCGGCGTAAGAAAAAGATTGTGACGAGGGTAAAACACCATAGATACACAGAGTTGTAATCACACATAATTTGTTGTAGAGTTCTTTTTACCGTACTGGTCCGATTGACCAGGAACCGAAAGGTACGTAGATGAACGAGAACGAACTAGCGGGTGCGCCCGCGCCGGAACAGGTTCCCACGGCTGAACCTGTTGCCGCATCAGATACACCGCCGGAACCGACGCCCACGGAAGCATCCAAGACCTTCTCTCAGGAAGAATTGGACGCAATCGTCGGCAAACGTCTCGCAAGAGAACAACGGAAATGGGAGCGCGAGCAAGCGCAGAAAGCCAAGTCCCAGCCCGTTCCGACGGAACCGCTGAAAGCTGACGACTTTGCTGATGCGCAGACCTACGCCGAAGCCCTTGCCGAACGCAAAGCCCAAGAACTCTTGGCCAAGCGTGACGCAGAGGCTGAACGCGCAGCAACGCTCGACGCCTATCACGACCGTGAAGAGGAAGCCCGGAACAAGTACGACGACTTTGAACAGGTCGCGTACAACCCGAAACTCCCCGTCACGGAAACGATGGCGCAGACCATTCAGGCAACCGATAACGGTCCCGATGTAATCTATTACCTCGGATCAAACCCCAAGGAAGCCGAACGGATTGCGCGTCTCTCACCGCTCTTGCAGGCACGGGAAATCGGAAAGATTGAAGCCAAACTCGGCGCCAATCCACCGGCCAAGAAAACTTCCACCGCCCCGGCACCGATTGCTCCGGTCACGGCCCGTACCTCAACAGGTACGCCTGCATACGACACCACCGACCCACGTTCTGTGAAGAACATGTCAACGTCGGAATGGATCGAAGCGGAACGGCTGCGCCAGATCAAGAAGTACGAGGCTCAACGTAGACGCTAGTCCATAGGACATAGACATCATGGCCAATAGCCTTCTTACCATCGACATGATCACCCGCAAGGCTCTCGAAATCCTTGAGAACAACCTGGTGATCACCCGCAACGTGAACCGTCAGTACGACGACAGCTTCGCTGTCGAAGGCGCCAAGATCGGTTCGACCCTCCGCATCCGTCTGCCCGACCGCGCTCTGGTCACGGACGGTGCAGCACTTCAGGTGCAGGACGACAACGAGCAGTTCACCACGCTCGCCGTCAACAACCAGAAGCACATCGGCGTGAACTTTACGTCGGCCGAACTCACCATGCAGCTCGACGATTTCGCCGAGCGCGTGCTGAAGCCGCGTATTTCGCAGCTTGCTTCGTCCATCGACGCAGACGTCGCTAACTCCTACAAGGGCGTCTTCTCGGCCGTCGGCACCCCCGGCACGACCCCGGCCACTTCGCTTGTCCTGCTTCAGGCCCAGCAGAAGCTGAACGAGTACGCTGCCATGATGCCAAACCGCTACGCGACCGTTAACCCGGCCGCCAACGCTGGTCTGGTCGAAGGCATGAAGGGCCTCTTCAACCCCGTTGACACGATCTCCCGCCAGTTCAAGAACGGCATGATGGGAGAGGGTGTCCTCGGCTACGAGGAGATCAACATGTCGCAGTCGATCAAGCTGCACACCACGGGCACCCGCGCTGCCACGGGCGCTACGGTCAACGGCAACGCCTCGGAAGGCGCTACCACGATCACCCTCGCTTCGGCCGGCAACGCGCTGACCTTTACGGCGGGCGACGTGTTTACCGTAGCCGATTGCTTCTCCGTCAACCCGCAGACCCGCGAAAGCACGGGTTCGCTCCAGCAGTTCACCGTGACTGCCGCGAACGTCTCGACTTCGGGCGGCGCTGTGACCCTGGCTGTGTCGCCGGCACTCTACTCGCCGTCGAACGCTCTTGCCTCGGTCAACACTCTCACCATCACTGGTAAGGCTGTGGTGTTCCTCGGCGCGGCTTCGACTGCCTACCCGCAGAACCTGGTCTATCACAAGGACGCGATCTCGTTCGCCACGGCTGACCTGCTCATGCCGAGCGGCGTCGATATGGCGTCTCGTCAGGTTCACAACGGCATCTCGATGCGTATCGTGCGCCAGTACGACATCAACAACGACCGCCTGCCGTGCCGCATCGACGTGCTGTATGGCTATGCCGTCATCCGCCCGCAGATGGCTTGCCGTCTCTGGGGTTAACAAATTAAAGATAGGAGAATACGACAATGGCTATTCCTACTGTAGGCGGCGGCTATCAGTTCAACGACGGCAACCTTAACGAAGTTAAGCTTACCGTTGCTGCGGCCCCCACAACTGCCGTAGACAGCGCGACGCTGACTGCTGCTCAGTTGACCAACGGCATCATCCTCGGCTCTCCGACGACCACGGCAGCGTACACGCTGCCGCTGGCCTCGGACCTTGATGCGCTGTTGACCAACGCAAAGGTCGGTACGACCTTCGACTTCCGCGTTATCAATGTCACCGGCTCTGGCGTCATCACCATGACGACCAACACCGGCTGGACGATTGGTTCGAGCGGTTCGCAGGGTCTGATGACCGTCGCTGCCACGGCCGGCACGGTGCGCAGCTTCCGCGCTCGCGACACCGGCGACGGTACTTGGGCGTTGTACGCCATCTCGTAAGCAACAGGCCCCCGCTTCGGCGGGGGCTTAACTCATCAAGGAGAACAACATGCCCAATACGAAGCCTGTTGGTGTTGCCTACGAGGACCCGTACCTCAATGGCCCCACCATCGAAAACCCGGTCTACACTGCCAAGGGCGCAGCCCTGACGACGCAGTTGACGACCATCACGTCCACGGCACCCGGCACGCCGGATTACGCCATTCAGGACTTGACCTCCACCACGCCGTTTGGCTTTGTTACCAAGGACGAAGGCAACTCCGTCCTCGCGGTCATCGCCAACCTTCAGGCCCGCGTTGCGCAGCTTGAAAGCCGGCTTCAGGCGCTGAGCCTCATCGCGTAACCTCACGGGCGGTCTTCGGGCCGCCCGTCTTCACATAGGAAAACCATGACCACAATCTATCTTATGCACCCCAAGCACGGCGTTAAGGTTGCGACGATGGAAGCCGAAGCGCAGCACGACGAGACGCACGGCTGGCGCCGGTTTGAACTGGAGGACCTCCAAGATGACGATGCCGTAGAACCCGACGCCATCTTGCCAGACGCCGAGGTTGAGGCTAACGTGATGGCTGAAGCGCCGCGCCGTCGCGGCCGTCCTCGCGCGGACAAGGGTGACTGAGCATGACCACGACTGCCGACATCATTTACGGTTCCCTGCGGCTCATCGGTGTTCTGGCGGAAGGCGAAACGCCGTCCTCCGAAACTGCGCAAGACGCGCTGACCGCCATGAACCAGATGATCGACAGTTGGAATACTGAACGACTGGCGGTGTTTTCCACGCAAGATCAGGTTGTTACGTGGCCGCCAGGTCAGCGGTCGCGCACGATGGGGCCAACAGGCGACATCGTCGCCCTGCGCCCGGTGCTGGTGGACGACGCCACCTACTTCCGTGACCCGGCAAGCGGCATTTCTTTCGGCATCAAGCTGATCAACCAGCAGCAATACAACGGTATCGCGGTCAAGACCGTCACCAGCACCTATCCGCAGGTGCTGTGGGTCAACATGACCTACCCGAACATCGAAATGTACGTGTATCCGGTGCCGACCAAGGTGCTGGAGTTCCACATCGTCTCAGTGCAGGAACTAAGCGCGCCGGCCAATCTGGCAACGGACCTTGCGTTCCCGCCCGGCTACTTGCGCGCGTTCCGGTACAATCTGGCGTGCGAACTGGCCCCCGAATTTGGCGTCGAACCGTCGCGCCAGGTGCAGCGCATCGCCATGACTTCCAAGCGCAATCTGAAGCGCATCAACAACCCGGACGACATCATGGCGCTGCCCTACAGCATCGTGGCGACCCGCCAGAGGTTCAACATTTTTGCAGGTAATTACTGAGGTAAATCATGTCCACCGTCGCCATCTCTCAACTTCCTGCCGCTACCACAACCACTGTTGCGGATGAAATTCCGATTGTGCAGGGGGGCATCACCAAGAAACTGACCAACGCGCTTTTGTTCAGCACGACGTCGCTTGCCAGTGCCACGGGATTGCCGATTGTCGCAGGTACGACAGGTACTCTAACCGTAGCGCGCGGGGGCACTGGAGTTACGGCGTCTACGGGCACTGGTAACGTAGTTTTGTCAAACAGCCCGACGCTTGTTACGCCGACGCTTGGTGTGGCAACGGCTACGTCCGTCAACAAGGTTGCTATCACGGCGCCCGCTACCAGCGCCACGCTGACAATTGCTGATGGCAAGACGCTGACGGCCAACCATTCGCTCACGCTGGCGGGTACAGACAGCACGACGATGACGTTCCCGTCTACCAACGCGTCCATTGCGCGGACCGACGCGGCGCAGACGTTTACGGGCAATCAGACTTTTAACGGGCCTGTGATCGGGGCGGCGCAGGCACTTTCTGGCCCCGGCGCCATTAACATTACCCAGCCCGTCACTAAGTTTACTTCGACTGCCGCAGGCAACGCCTTGACCCTAGCGGACGGCGTCGAGGGGCAGACCAAGACCATTGTCTACGTTGCAGAAGCCGCAGGCGGTGACACAGGCGTACTGACGCCGACTAATCTTGGCGCAGGCACGACGATTACGTTTAACAATATAGGAGACGCTTGCATCCTTCAGTTTTTGGGTACTGATTGGTGGGCGATTTCGCTTCGTGGTGCGGTACTGGCTTAACCGATGCAGACGCCGATCCTTGGTTCAGCGTACACGGCCCGCAGCGTAAACGCTGCGGATAGCCGCATGGTGAACTTGTTTCCTGAAGTGGTGCCGGAAGGCGGCAAACAGCCTGCTTTTCTCCAGCGCGCGCCAGGACTGCCGCTTCGTGTCACCGTCGGCACGGGGCCTATTCGCGGTTTGTGGCAACATAACTCGTATATGTATGTAGTTTCGGGCAGCACTTTTTATCAGGTGTCGTCGTCTTACATTGTTACGGCCAAGGGAACAATCACGGGCACAAACCCGGTTACTATGGCCGACAACGGCACACAGATCATGATTGCCGCTGACCCGGCGGGGTACATCTACAATACCTCGACAGGCGTGTTTGCGCAGATTACCGACCCGGATTTCCCCGGCGCGTCGGTCGTTGACTATCTGGACGGCTACTTCGTGTTCATCGAGCCCAACAGTCAACGCATTTGGGTGACGGCACTCCTCGACGGCACCAGCGTCGATCCGCTGGACTTCGTCAGCGCCGAGGGTGATCCCGACGACGTCGTCAGTATGATCGTAGACCACCGCGAAGTGTGGCTGTTTGGAAAGAACTCGACGGAAGTCTGGTACAACGCCGGGCTGTCGGATTTTCCGCTTGTACGTATTCAAGGTGCGTTCAACGAGTTAGGTTGCGCGGCCCGCTACAGCGTTGCCAAGATGAACAATCAAGTTTACTGGTTGGGCAAGGACGACCGAGGGCAGGGTATTGTCTACGTCGCCAATGGTTATCAAGGCCAGCGCATTTCGACGCATTCGGTTGAATGGCAAATTCAGTCTTACGACTCGATGACGGACGCTATTGGGTTCACTTACCAGCAGGACGGGCATTCTTTCTATGTGCTGGTGTTCCCCACGGCCGCCAAAACATGGGTCTACGACGCTTCGACAGGCGCGTGGCATGAACGCGCCGGGTGGAACAATCAATGGACGCGTTACCGCGCGCAGGCGCAGGTTTTCTATAACAACGAAAACCTCGTTGGAGATTACGAGAACGGCAATCTTTACGCGCTTGACTTGAACAACTATGCGTATAACGGCGAGGTGCAACGCTGGTTGCGGTCGTGGCGGGCGTTGCCGACAGGCCAGAACAACCTCACGCGCACGGCCCAGCACGCGCCCCAACTTGATTGTGAAACGGGCGTTGGACTTGAACA